AAGCATGAGTTCCTCAAGGGGACCGTGCAGGACATCAAGAAGCGAGGCCTAAGGGAAACTATCTGCGCTAAGTTCTCTTATGCGGTCGGTGAGTATCACGGTCTACCGTGCCACATTGCCAACTACTATGACCCCAAGAACCGCAGGCTGATCGCTCAGAAGATCAGGCTCCCTAAGACCTCTGATGGCAAGAAGAAGTTCACCATCATTGGCGAGGGTAAAGGCCTGCCCTTCTATGGACAGCATCTCTACACAGGGGGCAAGCGCCTCACGATCACTGAGGGCGAGATTGATGCTCTCAGCGTGGCTCAGGCCATGGGAGACGGTAAGTGGCCTGTGGTATCCCTGCCAGCAGGCTCAGGCTCTGCTCTAGATACCATCAGAGCCCAATATGATTGGCTCGATAGCTTCGACGAGATCGTCCTCTGTTTCGATCAGGACGAGCCGGGTCGTGAGGCTCTTGAGGAAGCTCTACCGGCTCTACCGCCCGGTAAGGCCTTCGTCATGAACCTACCGTGCAAGGATGCCAACGAGACCCTGCTCCTGAAGGGACCACAGGCTATCTCAGATGCCTTCTGGAACAGGCAGCAATGGCGGCCAGATGGGATCATTGCAGGCGAGGAGATCACCCTAGACAGCCTGCGGACCTCTGTGGGTCGTGGGTACTCCACGCGGTTCCCTAGGTTCAATGAGCGCTATGGGGGCCTGAGGAAGCGAGAGCTACTCCTGCTCACAGCAGGCTCAGGGATCGGTAAGTCCACCCTGGCTCGCGAGTTGGCCTATGGGCTCCATCAGGACCACGGCCTCATCATTGGCAATGTGTTCCTTGAGGAGTCCAAGGAGAAGACCGCTCAGGGCTATATAGCTATCGATAACAATGTGCCGCTAGGGAACCTTAGGGTTGACCCTACGATCATCACTGACAAGCAGTGGACTGATAGTTATGAGCGTTTGCTCAAGAAGGGTCTATATTTTTATGATCACTTCGGGTCACTAGAGAGCGATAGGCTTCTCGCGAAGCTCAGGTATATGGCTACGGCCCTCAAGTGTGACTTCATCTTCCTCGACCACATCTCGATTGTTGTGTCGGGGCAGGAAGGCTCAGGAGAGGGTGAGCGTCGAGATATCGATATGCTCATGACGAAGCTAAGGCAACTTATTGAGGAGACAGGTGTTGGAATCATTGGCGTCGTTCATCTCAAGCAGCCTGAGGGGAAAGCTCACGAAGAAGGAGGGCGTGTTACTCTGTCTCAGCTCAGAGGAAGTGGCTCTCTTAAGCAGCTTAGTGATGGAGTGTTGGCTCTTGAGCGGGACCAGCAGGGCGATACTGGCGGAGTTTCTGTATCACGACTACTCAAGAACCGAGAGTTCGGAGACACCGGAGAGTGTGACCACATCGAATACGACAAGCTCACGGGTCGAATGAATCCTACGGTTACTCAGGCTCAGTTTGAGTCTTTGGACGTTTAGAAGCAAAGGAATAGCTATGCGTGCAGATGAGGAATGGATGTTCGTTATTGCCTGCGCCGTTTGGCTCCTGATGATCCTTACGCTCTGTTGGAGTCAGGGTATCTTTAGTATCCCTTATGTAGTCCCTCAGGAAACCTCACGCCTCTGTCCTGTAGAAGGTGAGGTTCTTCAGCTTCCCTGCAAGCATGTTCACTGGATGGGCAATGCCTGACACTGAGGGCTGGGGATACTTCGGGCCATTCATGACGACCATTGAAGTCTACGATGGAGGACTACAGCAACCCATAGGCTTCCTTGCGAGGCATACACAGGAGGCCCAATGCGGCTATACGCTGATATCGAAGCCAACGGCTTCCTTGAGGCTGTCACGAGGATTTGGTGTGTGGCAGCCATCGACCTTGATACAGGACAAAAGTACTCCTGGGGGCCGCACCAGATCAAAGAGGCCCTCGAAACCCTGAGTAGAGCTGAGCTTCTCGTCGGCCACAACTTCATTCGCTACGATCTTCCGGTACTCAAGAAGGTCATGGGGTGGACACCTATGGCCTCCTGTCTCATTCTCGATACCTACATTCTAGCTCAGTTGGCTTACTCGGACATCCGTAGTTCCGATGATGCCCTGGTAGCCAAAGGTGTCCTTAAGAGCAACGAGAAGGGCAAGCACTCCCTGAAGGTCTGGGGCAAGCGCCTTGGTGTCTTCAAGGATGAATACGAAGGTGGCTTCGACGAGTGGTCTCAGGAGATGCAGGACTACTGCCTACAGGACAACGCTGTTGGCGTGGCTCTATGGGAGTACCTTAAGGTCCATGAACTGGACGCACGGTCTGTGGAGCTAGAGCATCGTGCCACCACCATCACCTTTGAGATGGAGCAGGCTGGATGGCCTTTCGATGAACAAGCTGCCGGTCGGCTCTACACCGAGCTGACTGCCAGACACCATGAGATCGAGACGGCCCTTGTGGCTCGCTTCGGCTCCTGGCAGGAGGTCGATAAGATATTCGTCCCCAAGCGGGATGATAAGAAGCGTGGGTACACCAAAGGCGTTGAGGTCACCAAATACAAGACCGTGACATTCAACCCAGGCTCCCGCCAGCACATCATCAAGAAGCTGACAGAGGCTGGATGGAAACCTGAGGTCTTCACGGACTCCGGGCAAGCCAAGCTCGATGAGGATATCCTTGAGGAGCTTAACGTTCCTGAGGCTAAGGAGCTGGTCGAGTATCTGCTCATCCAGAAGCGTCTAGGACAACTAGGCGATGGCAAGCAGGGATGGCTCAAACAGGTTCGTCACGGCAAAGTCCATGCGTCCTACAATACCATGGGTACCGTTACGGGCCGATGCAGCCACTTCAGTCCAAACATTGCCCAGGTTCCCAAGGTCAAGAAGGACAAGCAGGGTAACATCCTCAAGGGTCACGAAGGTGGCTGGAGCGGATGGGAGTGCCGGGCTCTCTTCGGTGTTCCTAAGGGCTGGAAGCTCATAGGGGCTGACTTTGAGGGTCTGGAGCTTAGATGCTTGGCTCACTACATGGCCACCAGAGATGATGGGGAGTACGCCCGCACCGTGGCTGATGGTGACATCCATACAGTCAATCAGCAGGCTGCAAGACTCCCCACACGCGAGAATGCCAAGACCTTCATCTATGGCTTCCTCTATGGGGCTGGCGACGAAAAGATAGGTAAGATCGTGGGTAAAGGTCGCGTGGCCGGGAAGATGCTCAAAGAGCAGTTCCTGAATGGTCTTCCGGCTCTCAAGTGGCTTCGTCAGATCGTCATCTCGAAAGCTAGAGACAATGGGAAGCTTAAAGGTCTCGATGGGCGCTATATCCCAGTGAGAGCGGCTCATGCGTCATTAAATTCGTTGCTTCAGTCAGCAGGAGCCGTGCTGTGTAAGACATGGCTTGTGGACACCTATGATACCCTTATCGCTAATGGCCACAGATGGGGCTGGGAAGGCGATTTCGTCATTGTAGGGTTCATTCACGACGAACTTCAGATCGCAGTCAGGGAAAGCCTCTGTCACACCGAGACTATCGAGACCAAGGATGGTCCTGAAGAGGTTCTTAGGAGCGTCATCGGGGACATAGTGATCGCCTGTGCTCGCGATACCGGACCTAAGTTCAACTTCAAGTGCCGACTGGATAGTAAGTATGTCGTCGGTGACAACTGGAAAGACACGCACTAATGAAACCGTCTGATACAGACAAGAGAATGGCTGATGTGGTCCTAGAGGCCCATCGCCGTGGCTTCACGGTACAGTCTAACTATGCCCGTGATCAAGCCGATTACATTGGGATGGCCTCTAGCTTGGGTCTGATCTCCACTAAGCTCTATGGCAACGTGTTCTCTAGGGAATGGCGTCCGACTTCTAAGGGTCTTGAGTGGCTTGAGGATGTCTTTGGCGTGGTTGTCGAGGACGACGCTGAGATTCATGAGGGTCATGATGACTAAGAAACGCGAATACCGAGTTGCTTACTCTGGTGGCATCTATAACCCCTATGTCGCGCAGTCGAGAGTTAAACGCCTCTGGGGTCTGATCGACTTCTGGAGTGACGTTAGTGGGCGCTGGCATCCGAGTATTGAGGAAGCGGAGGCAGAAGCCAACGCCTATGCTCTTAACTACTCCCATGGTTCTGTGAAGTATCTCGGATGGCTTCCTAAGGATGACTATGAAAGCTGAATATGTCGATCATCTCGGAGACGACCTTCGGGTAGTCAATGCTGCCCGTGTATCCTTCGACAAGGAGAGCGAGCTTGAGACCGTTGAGATCGTCGGACGCTTAGGGGCTCATGAGTTCCTAGAGGGTGTCAGTCTCCAATTATCGGACAAGGACGCCAAGCTCATCAGGTACCTCGCGACCCACGGCCACTTCACGCCCTTCACGCATCCTCAGATTACCCTGCGGGAAACCGTACCGATCTTCGTGGCCCGCCAGCGATTCAAGCACAAGGTTGGGTTCACCGAGAACGAGGTTAGTCGTAGGTACGTCGATGACGGCCTTGAGTTCTACATGCCAGACGAGTGGCGCAAGGCTCCTGAGGGCTCTGTGAAGCAGGGCAGCTCAAGGGAGCCTGTGACCGATTGGCTCCCTTGGTATGAACCCTCTGTTGGGTATCTCTACGGCTCCGAGGTTGTGGCTCATCTCTATGAGCAGGCGCAGGCAGTCTATGAGTACATTTTAAGGTGCGGAGGATGCCCTGAGCAGGCCCGTATGGTTCTCCCTCAGTCCATGATGACCTCCTACTATGTCACGGGTTCTCTCGCGGCTTTCGCAAGGGCCTATAAGCAGCGTTCGGACTCTCATGCTCAGCTTGAGATTCAGTACTTGGCTGACCAGTGGGACACCGTCATTCGTCCGTTGTTCCCTGTGTCTTGGGGAGCCTTGGTCGATGGATGATGTCATCCTCGCTGATTACCGCTGGGTGATCTTCATGGCTGACTGGTGCGCCTGGTGTCAGAAGGCCAAAGACCTCCTTCAGGAACATGGTGAATGGCCCCTGTACTTGGATGTGAGCGACCCTGCGGTCAAAGCGCTCCTTGTATACCTAGACCACAAGACTATCCCCCAGGTCTACCACAACGGCGACCTCATCGGGGGGTATGAAGCCCTCCAGACCTTTCTCGAAAACCAAGGATAATCCCATGAACACCGTCACCATTCCCTCTGATGAGTTCGTCAAGGCTCTGATTATCGCGGGCTTCGTGGATGCCCTGTACACCCTGACTGACTTCCGCGCTTTCCTCGACGCTCTCCCTAAGGAGACCCTTGAGGCTATTAAGGATCACACGGACGCCACTGTGGAGTCTGAGATTCGGAGCTTCGTCGGTGGCGCTACCACCCTGAACTGATTTCTCTAGATACATAGGAATAGCTATGGATTACGATGAAGATACCGTCACGATCCCTCTGAAGGTCTATGAGAGCTACAAGGGGGCCGCTGCGTGCCTGATTGCCGCTAAGCGATATGGCATCTTCGAACTGCTGTCAGAGGAAGAGCAACTAGAGGTGCTTGATATCGCTGAGGAAATCCTAGCCTCAGGGATGCTCAAGTAATGGCCCCCATCCTTCTGATCGATGGTGACCAGTTCCTCTATAGAGCCTGTGCTGCCTGCGAACATGAGGTCCGCTGGGATGATGAGAACCACGTGCTCTTCTCCAATGCTGTCGAGGCCACTGAGGTAGCCATAGGTAGCATTGAGAAGGTCGTGGGGCGCTTTGAGCCGTCACAGGTACGCCTGGCCTTCACGAAGGGCGATAGCTTCCGCAAGGCCCTCTACGAGCCCTACAAGGGGCAGCGTAAGGTCGTCAGGAAGCCTATGGCCTATGTGAGGGTTCGTGAGGCTCTAGAGGAACGCTACAAGTCCCTCTCCATCCCCGGCCTTGAGGCTGATGATATCCTTGGTATCTGGGCGACCAGAGATGATCAGGACTACATCATTGTCAGCGATGACAAGGACCTTAGGACGATCCCAGGCAGGCTTTACCGCCAAGGAGAGCTTGAGACCATTACGCCTGAGCAGGCTGATTACAATTGGATGTATCAGACCCTTGTGGGCGATACGGCAGATAACTTCCCCGGCTGTCCTGGGGTTGGCGCTGTGAAGGCTGAGAAGCTCCTTCAAGAGCCAGCTACTCAAGAGTGCATCAACCTCCTGAAGCATCGCTGGGAGGTCACTGTACAGGCCTACGAGAAAGCAGGGCTGACCGCTGAGGACGCTCTGGTCCAGGCCCGTCTCGCAAGAATCCTCCGTTCATCTGATTGGAACTCTAAGACAAAGGAGGTGATCCTATGGACACCGTAGCGAAGAAGCAGCGTGTCTGGTGTGACGCCTGCAAGCTCTACACTGACTTGGGAGCACCGTTCCCTTGTGGACAGAAGTACGGCAATAACCCTGATCTCATTCGTCAGAACTGCGGGGTGCTTGGGCAACCTTGGGAGTATTATGATGATACTCAGCCGATCCCTGAGGATGCCTTTGAGGTTCCTAAGGCTTACAAGCTGGACGACATCATCCCCTTCGATCCTTCGTGTGAAGGGTTCGTCTTTAAGACCCCTGAGGCCTCCCAGGTCGGCGGGAAGCACTACACGGACCTAGCCATCCAGCCGATGCGCTACTCCTTCTTCAACAAGCTCGATCCCTGCCAGCATACGATCATCAAGTATGTCACTCGGTTCCGCGAGAAGGGTGGTGTCGAAGACCTTGAGAAGGCCAAGCACTGCATCGATCTCCTGATTGCATTCGAGAATGAACTCGCTGCATCCGCAGTCCACGTCTGAGGAAATCCTATGATCATCAAGGAAGTTAAGCTTAAGCCTCTCATCGTCGAGCCTCCTTATTATACGTTTCCTACTGAACAGGCTCAAGGTCTCAAGTGGGCCGTGGTTTATGATGACCGATCAATCATTGCTCTCTTTAATGATCGATATTGGGCAGAGAAGTTCATTAAGAACGTAAGTATGGCCTTCACCATCCGAGAAGTCGCTGAGTAAATGGCTGTCATAAAGCATAGCGATTACGTTGAGATCGTAGACGGCCACAGGTCTCCTATGATCGAAGTGTTCCTCAATGGTGAGAACGTCTGCATCCGTCAGGAGACCCCAGGCTTCACTACGGCTGACCTCATCGATCTGAGTGTTGGCCAAGCCTATGACCTCCTCATCGCCATCTCCCATGTCCTCGATATCCCTGTGAAGGCTAATGGCTACCAAGCGTAGTAGGATTAAGACCAAGTTCGTCGCTGAGCGATCCCTGCCGCCTCTTGTGGCTCTCACGGACTCTCAGGCTGACTACATCGATGCTCTGAGCACTGAGCAGCAGATCATCACCATAGGCCCTGCTGGTACTGGCAAGACCTTCATTGCGGCCACCTATGCCGCTGACTGCCTCCTGCAACACAAGGTGCGTAAGGTCATCCTTGCGCGTCCTAATGAGCCTGCTGGGCGCTCGCTGGGGTTCCTCCCCGGCACCATGGAAGAGAAGATCGCCCCTTGGGCTGTCCCGATCACTAGCGTCATGGAAGAGCGCATGGGCGCAGCGCCTCTTGAGATCGCCCTGAAGCGCAAGACTGTCGAGATCGTACCTTTCGAGGTCATGCGCGGGCGCTCTTGGGACAATGCTCTGATCATCCTCGATGAGGCTCAGAACACCACCCCCGGCGAGATGAAGCTCTTCCTGACCCGCGTGGGTGAGGACACCCAGGTCATCATCAATGGCGACATCAGCCAGCAGGACATCAAGGGTACCTCAGGGCTCAAGACCGTCATCGACATGGTCCACCGTCACAACATCCCTGCGGCTGTCATTGAGTTCAGTATCGATGAGATCGTGCGCTCAGGTGTCTGCGCTATGTGGGTGAGGGCTTTCCATAAGGAGGGCCTATGACCACTAACTTCCAACCACTGAAGTACCAGTTCTCTGCTGATGAGGACGAAGAGCTACATCCGCCTTTCCTTATGACTATCGATGAGGAAGGTGATGTGTGGTTTGAGGATGGTATCAACGTTATCATGATCTCCTATCGGCAAGCGCAGGCTCTCCATCAGACCCTAGGTCAAGCACTCATTGTCTTTGATAGGCAATTCGAGATGCTCCCCATGAAACCCGAATTGAAAGCCTATGAGAATGACTGAAGAATACATTAGCCCTCTTAAGGGTCTTGATAAGCTTGTCCTTGAGTTCAACACGGTCTTCGAAAGTTCCACCTCGCTGGACCTGTGGGTGTCTCTTGTTGACGAGGAATCTAAGGAAGTCCTTGAGGCCCTAGCCCTTGAGTTAGCTGAGGATACCCTTGAGAGTCACACGAACGTCCTCAAGGAAGCCTGCGATCTCGTCTATGTCATGACGGGCCTCTCATGGGCTCTTGGCAAGCACGGTCTGGCTCCTGAAGGACCCCTGCTGACTGAGGTGTCTGAGATGACCGGATTGCTCCTTGAGGTCTACGGCGAAGATGTGTTCATCGAGGCCTTCAAGCGGGTTCATGAGTCAAACATGAGTAAGCTTGGTGATGATGGGAAGCCTGTGCGCCGTGAGGACGGTAAGGTTCTTAAGGGGCCTAACTACAAGCCTCCGGTTCTTACGGACCTTGCGGTCAAGAGTTATCTTAAGGCTGCGGCGTGATGCGTGAACTGTTCGACCACTTCCTCACTATCTGCGTCATGATCCTCGCGAGTAGCTTCACAGCCGTTGTTGCCACGGTCTCCTATCGGATCATCACGGGAGCCATCCATTGAGCGAGTTCCTCTGGTTCCTCTTGGGTGGCTCCCTGAGCTTCAACTTCTTCCTCCTCTGGAAGCTCGCTGAATACAATGATGTAATCGAGGCCATGGGTGATGTCCCTGAGCCTGAGAAGGAGAAGACTGATGGATAAGTTCATGGATTACGCCGCCTTCGCATTCGTGCTGACCGTAGGTGCTTCCTTCGCGATCATGTGCGTGGCCCTTGCTATCAGCGCAATTCAGAGTGTTATCTGATGATCAATAGCGTAATCAATTGGGTACTTAGGGATCACAAGGTTCCTGGGTACACCCTTGCTGCCTTGTGGACCATCACTATTCTTAGCTTCGTCAACGATCTTTTGCCTTAATACAAAGGAATAACTATGTCTAATGCTGCCACGGCTTATGAGCCGTCTATTCGTGCTCAAGTTGTGACGCGGAGAACATATAATAGGCCGAAAGATGACGCTGGGCAGGTCTTTGAGACTTGGGCCGAAACCATCGATCGTGTGATCATGCACCAGCGTTGGGTATGGGAACGTGCACAAGGGCGATCCCTCAAGCCTGCCCAGGTGCTTGAACTGGATGACCTACGCAGTCTTATGATGGATCGCAGGGTTGCTCCTTCAGGCCGGACGCTCTGGCTTGGTGGTACAGAGACCGCAAAAGCACGAGAATCCACGCTCTTCAACTGTAGCTTTGGGCGTGTTGAGAACGTCCACGACATTGTTGACGCCTTCTGGCTCCTCTTGCAGGGCTGTGGCGTAGGCTTTGAGCCTATCGTGGGAACCCTGAGTGGCTTCAGCAAACCCGTGAAGCTCACGATCATCAGGTCAACCAAGACGGACCCTAAGGACAAGGGTAACGAGCGGAACGTCGAGACCATCGAGAACCTAGGGACTGCCAGAACCATCTGGACGATCCGTGTGGGTGACAGTGCCGAAGCATGGGCCAGGTTGCCGGGTAAGCTCTTGACCAACAAGAAGCCCTGCGATGAACTCATCCTCGACTTCAGTGAGATCAGGCCTGCTGGCGTGCGTCTCAAGGGTTACGGATGGATTTCCTCAGGCGACGAGACGATCTCGGTGGCCATGGAGAAGATCATCACCCTGTTGAACTACAGGGCTGAGAGGCTCCTGAGCCGCATCGATATCCTCGACATCCTCAACCACCTTGGGACAACCCTTAGCTCCCGTAGGTCCGCTGAGATCGCTGTGGTGCCTTATGGTGACCCTGAGTGGTGGCAGTTCGCTACTGCTAAGAAGGACCACTGGATTGAGAACCCTCAGCGGGCTCAGTCGAACAACAGCCTAATGTTCTATGCCAAGCCGAGCCGTAAGGACTTGACTGGTCTCTTTGATCTTATGGTCGAGAGTGGTGGTAGTGAGCCTGGGTTCATTAACGCTCAGGCGGCTCTTAAGCGTGCACCTTGGTTCAAAGGTGTCAACCCGTGCGCAGAGATTCTGCTTGGTAATAAGTCCTTCTGTAATCTCGTAGAAATCGATCTCGGTAAATTCAATGGAGATTGGGATGGACTCTGTCAGGCTGCAAGGCTGGTGGCTAGAGCGAACTACAGGCAGACTTGTGTGGACCTCCGAGATGGAACCCTCCAGTCTACTTGGCACGAACTCAACGAGTTCCTGCGTCTCTGTGGTGTTGGCCTCACAGGCATCGTGCGTTGGGAACACCAGTTTTCCTCAGAGCATCGAAGCACCCTGCGACGAGTGGCGACCGCTGGTGCCTACAAGATGGCTGATGAGCTAGGGCTTCCAAGGCCTAAGGCTGTCACGACCATCAAGCCCTCCGGTACCCTGTCGAAGATCATGGATACAACTGAGGGCATCCATAAGCCCCTAGGAAGGTACATCCTCAACAATGTTCGATTTAGTCGTCATGATCCCTTGGTCGATCTCTGCCGCGATGCTGGTTATCGTGTATTTGACGATCCATACGCTAGCGATGCGGTTCTTATTACTTTCCCCGTGGCGTGGGAAGACGTGGCCTTTGACGTTGTGGATGGTCGCCATGTTAATCTTGAGTCTGCTGTTAGTCAGCTAGACCGCTACAAGAGCTTCATGGACGATTATGTGGATCATAACGCATCCATCACGGTCTCCTATGACACCACTGAGGTCCCTGCGATTGTCGATTGGATCGATAAGAACTGGGATAGCTATGTGGGTGTGAGCTTCCTGTTCCGTAACGATCCCACGAAGACCGCTGAGGACTTGGGTTATCCCTATCTGCCTCAGGAGGTCACGACCAAGGAAGAGTACTACAAGTACACCTCTGGTCTTAAGCCTATGGTTCTTGAGCAGAGAGCCAACTCCTTCGATGAAATCCAAGGCGAAGACTGCGCCACAGGTGCGTGTCCGATTCGCTAGAAACATAGGAATAGCTATGAGTGTTGATCTCAATAAGCCCCTACAGACGCGTAGTGGCGCTAAGGCGCGGCTTCTGGGCATCATTACTGGTGCCGAGTACAGCCACGTCTTTGCGGTTACGAATACAGCCACGGGTGGTGAGTATATCCTTAGCCGCTATCCGACGGGACTGGCAGGGGACTACTGCACGGGGCCGGGAGACATCATCAATGCTCCTGAGGTCACTGAGCGCTTCGGGAATGTCTACAAGGACCCTTATGAGCCTCAGGTTTGGCACGCGACCAAGAAGGACGTGGACTTCAACGAGCGCATCTGCGGGCGCATAGGCCTCATCAAGGTCACCTTGACCGATGGGGTTCCTACGAAGGTGGAGCTGGTCTGATGACTCTTGACCTGAATAAGCCTATGCAGACCCGTGATGGTAAGCCTGCGCGCTTCCTTGGGACTATCAACAACGAGAGTGAATACATCTTTGCCATCATGGATGAGGACGGCTCTGAATACGTTGTATTTCGGTATGCCAGCGGGAAAGTTGAGGAGTATGGTAGGAATTCGGGAGACATCATTAATGCTCCTGAGGCCCTCACGACCTACCAGCGCATCTATGCTAATGTTGCGAGTGCCTCGACCTGGACAGGTACCTCCTACGATTCCCTTGAGGCTATTGGTGCTCGCGACCACACTAGGTCCGTGGGTATCCTGAAGCTCACCTTGGAGAACGGTAAGCCTGTGAAGGCTGAGTTGGTCTGATGTCGTCTACATCTCCTAAAGACCGACAGAGCGTCAACAGCGAATACGCTCAGGGATACCGAGACGGTTTCAAGGATGCCATGGAGTACATGGGGCCTAAGAAGCCTGTATGTCCTCTCCCTGATTACTCCTACTACGACTACGAGTCGGCTAAGCGCACTCCTGTGCCTGTCGATCCCTTCAAGGTGACGTGGGGTACTCCTGTCTATCAGAAGTTAGACTAGCGGGTCCACTAACACAAAAACACCGATGAGAACTTAGGATCACTCCTAGGAACTCATCGGTGTTTTTTAGCTATGCTTGGAGTACAAACGATCCCCAAGCTTATCGATAGCGGCCATAAGCCTGTCCTCGAATTTCTCAAGGGTAGCCATGGACGCATAGTCCTTAGCGACCTCTTGCTTGAAAGCCGACAACTCAGTCTTCACATCGCTGAGCATCTTAGTGATCCACAGGACACTCATGACAAGCACTGTGCCTGATGGAATCACTACGGAGGTGATGTCCCCCCAACTGATCGAAGAGGTCAACATGGCCTTAGGTCTTGGCCTTGTAGTGCACGAGGCCCGCCACGAACTCGATGACCTTATAGGCCTTCGCAAGGATCGCATCGTCCTTAGGAGTCGTGGTGGCATTGACGATCACCAGAGCAGCCGCATGGGCTGCAAAGAGGAACGACAGGGCCGTATAGCCATAGTCGAGATAGGTGAGGTAGCTCATCTATGTTTTTCTTTCTTATTGGGTACGTGAGTACCTCGCTGGTTAGATGCGGCCTCTCAGCCATGCGCCAAAGGCAACGAACAGTGAGCCTAGGAAGCTTGGGGTCTCAATGGCCTTAGGACCGTCTAGGACGATCGCTGAGGGCGCTGGCTCCTCAGGAGCCTGAGGAGCCACGGGTGCTTCCACAGGGGCCTCTACGGACTCCTGAGCGCCCTTTAGAGCACCTAGGAACTTCTGGTGATACACAGCGATCTGGGAGGCCTTGTCTGTACCGTTGATGATACGCCTGGCTCCCTTAGGATCATCCATGCGATCATTGAAGTAGGTCGAGAGCTTCTTGAGCGTGAACCAGCCTTCGATCATGCCTGCGAATAAGATGAGCACAGCGTACTCAGGACGCATGGCTTCCTTAGGGTTCTTCACAAGATCGGCTTCAATGCCATAGAGAGCCTTAAGCTTCTCAGAGGCCTTCTTGTAGTTCGCCTCCCAAGTTAGCTGAACGTACCCACGACCCCAGAAGCCGGTAGGACCATAGGCTCTACCTTTGCCCTTACCATACTCCTCGATAGGCTCCATGCTGGAGTCAGTCTCATGCCATGTAGTAGCCAGAGCGTAGGCAAGGTAACGAATATCACCCTCAGGGTATCTCTTCTCCCACTCATCGAGGATGAAGTTGAAGCCATTGACCTGAGACTGGTTGAGAGACCCGAAGGCCTTCCTGATGGCCTCAAAGAAGGCCTTACGGTTGTAAATCATGGTAATTACTATGTTTCTAGGCGAGCATAAGGATCATCAGACCCCAGAGGGCTCCTGTGATCAGCTCACCCACAATGATGGGGTTCTGTGGCCTTACGCGCCACGCGAGTTCATAAGCCCCCAAGATCAAGGGAGCGATAGGGCCAGCCAGCAGATGCCTCAGGAGGAACGCTAGGTGCACGTTGGACCCTGTGACCCCTAGGAGCTTCTGCTCGATGCCTGAGGGGCCTTTGCCATCCACAGGTCTGCCGAGGAGCTGGAGGTATCCCCAGGCTGGTGTAGCCCAGAGGAGATACCAGAGAGCCACTAGGGCCGCAGGGAGCCATGGGAGCACCGTGAAGGCCAAGAGGCCAATCAAGGGGGTGACGTACCAGAGAGCCCTGCCAGGAGCCCATGAGGGCTTCCAGCGGGCATCTCCGCGTAGTCTATTGAGGCAGGCGGTCGACAGGACCACGAGGATCGAGAGGATCATAGGATCAACGAGGCCTGTAGGAACAGGTCATCGATCTGCTCGTCCGTGAGGTTTAACTCAGGGCCTAGGAGGTTGACGTAGGGGTTGCTGCGTTCCCAGGTGTTAGCACTCTCGTACCAGATGCGCACAGGGCGATAGGGATGAGAGGCTATGAGGGCTTCGAGATCGTCAAGGAGCCCTGCGTTGTAGAGAGCTAGCTGAGCCTGAGCGCGAGAGACTGAGGTGACCGGGAGAGGCTCGATGGGAAGCGCAGGAGCTATGGTGTTCTCAGGGTTCGCGAGGAACATGAGCCAGTCGCCTACTTGGCTATCGGTGGTTAGGTGCCATTCGGTTCCTAGGTGGTCCGTGGCAACCACGACGGTTGTATGAGGCCCTTGGTAGCGGGCGGCAACATAGGGCATGATTACATCCTCGCGTTGGCGATAAGGGAGGTCAGATTACAAGCGCTCGATGCGACAACCCCTGAGCCAGAGAACACGTAAATCCAACTAGGACGCCCAGAAAGAACCGGGCCTGCCCCACCGTTAACAAACGTTGCTGATACGGCGGGAGCGTTGCGCATGACTACCGGCAATGTATAGTTGAGCATGCGGTATTGGAGATCATTGAAATAAGGATAGAGCATTTGTCCTGATGCTGTGTCATCCTTGAAATAGTAGCGCTGACACGCACGAAGCTCTTCAGCTTCATCAGGCATCTCCCATTTCGGAGGGATTCCTGTGTTATCCTCGTCTAGGTAGAGGCCTACGTTACTGAGATAGCACGAGCCTGCGGTCGATAAACCGAGAGCTTGTCCCGGCCCCGCAAGTACCGAACCTGTCTGAAAACCAGCAACGCCTGTATTGCTAGAGCCACAATGAAAGCACCACCGGATAAAGGCACCCCTTACGCTACCAACGGGCCACACCCCCGCATTGATAGCACCAGCAGGGACGACAATCTGCTTACGAACCCACGTCCCTACCTCGCCAGAGCTAATCGTATATGATGCTAGGAATGAGTGTGTGCTGGCGGAATTCGTGATGCCTACCCAGTAGGTACCGGCAACGGGAAGGTTGACGTGGAAGGCTACAACTGCTGCTAGAGCGGCGCCGCTGCCCCATTTGAAGTCAACAAGGCTTGACGCTTCAATCGCCTGCATGAACAGAACAAACTCACCAGCCGCAGCCGATGTCTCTGCCGGGGACGCCGAGACCCCAAGAGCCGCTGCGATATCACTCGGAGAAGCTGCCCGCCCGCTGAGAGCAGTGATTGTGCTGGACGAGCTGCGATTGAGGGTCCACTGATCGGCGATAAAAGCGCCATCCGCCGTGACCGGGCTCGTGCCGTTCTCCTGTGAAATCAGCATCGCACCATTGACGATGCGATTACGCCGAGTGTACCGGGCGTTATCTTCAGCCTTCGTATAGTAATCCGCAGGGTCGAAGTTACCTTCATCCCAAGGATCATTGCCACCAAAGGTCGGTCGAGTATCAAACGCATTGGCACCAGCGAGCGTTGCGTACAGCGCAGGATCAAAAGTAGCCGCAGCAGCAGCAGAGGCCGCCGCATTGGTGGCCGAAGTGCTTGCACTGCCTGCACTAGCAGCCGCATTGGTCTCTGAGACCGCAGCAGCATTCTTGGAGGCCAGAGCGTTCGATGCGCTCACAGAGGCCGCTGAGGCGCTTGAGGATGCCGCTGAGGCACTCCCGGCAGCAGCAGAGGCACTCAGGGCCGCATTGGTTTCTGAGGCGGTTACAACGGCTTCTGAAGCAGCAGCGTTGGAGGCACTCAAGGCCGCATTAGCAGCAGAGGTAGCCGCAGCGAGCGCAGAGTCCTCAGCGAGGTCCACGTCATCAACGATAGACTGAGCCAGAGCAGCCGTCTCAGCCACAAGGGTGTCAAGGTCTTTGATCTCGTCAGGTGTCGGGTTATTAGCGAAGAAGGAGGAGTTAGCCATTAGTCTTCACCCCAGAAATCTAGGCTATCACCAGAGCCCACGACTGCCCCAAACAACTCATCATCCTGAGCCTGTAGGTTCATATCGATGATGGCTTGGGTATACGTGGCCTCAAAGGTATCCTTACGGGGATCAGCGAAGTGCTGACACGCCTTAGACAAGGCTCCATCAATGATCACATCAGGGGCAATCTCAGTGAGCCAGTTGGAATCGTCAGGCCCCGCAAGGATCGCGAAGTTCGCGTGGTACACAATGGTAATGATGTCGCCGGGGTATGGCTTGGGGCCGATCACGAACTGATCACGGTTACGAGCGTAGACCGTAGGGATACCTGTGACGCGAGAGAGCCTGAGGGCCTCCGAGAGGTTGACACGGGCCAACTCATTGCTCTCGCCTACGAGCATCGAGACCATGCCCAGGTAGTCCCCAGGGATGGCTATGGTATCGTCGAGTTCTCCGAAGGTGATCTCGGTGGCGACCTCAGAGCCTGGGGTACGCAGGAGCCTCTGAGTTCTTTGGATAGCGCCCTGAATGAAGGTCTCGACGAGCGCCTGTGTAATGTCTCGCCTGTTGAGGCGCTGTCTAAAGAGTGTCTGAAGCTCCAAATACGTCATTAGATTCTCTTATCTGTGGTTAGGAAGGCATCGAGATGCTCAGCCTTAAGCTTGGCCACCGTCTTAGCGAGGGGCTCTTTCTGTGCGTCATAGCCCTGACGAAGCCACTCCTCGTAGATAACGGTGGGAATGGAAGCTACGTGGTGGAAGTCACCCATAGGTGCACCTTGGGAGGCGAAACGCTTAGCCTTAAGGGTATCTAAGAAGCTCTCAGGGATTTCTTGCTTATGCTCGATGACGAGCTGCTTTCCATAGGTCTCACCGTCATGGAAAACATAATCACTATCGATAATGTTAGTCATATCTGCTTATGAAAAGGGGGACACCCTAAGTTGCCCTAGAGTGTCCCCGTGTTAGATTAGACCGACTGACGGCGAATGACCGCCGAGCCCTTGTAGTTCTTGTGCTTCAGCGAGAACTCACCGACGACCATCATCTTGAGGTTGTCGCCGTCCTTCGCGAGGGTCTCACGGAACCAGTTACGGAACGTGACCTGGGACCACATGCCCGGCTCAAAGACCAGCGAGTCGCCGGCAGCTAGGAAGCGGTTGAGGACGACCTTCACTTCACCGAACGGCGAGATGTAGAGATCGACGACATTGACGATCTGACGATCAGCGGTGCCGTTCTTGATCTCGCGGGTACGGCCAGAGGCCTTCGCGAAGTCCGAGACGATCAGCGAGTCATCAGCGGTGACCATGAGGTGCGACGGGTCAGCACCAGCGGTCCAGAGTTCCTGAAGGGTCGTCAGGAGGATCGCCTCACCAATCGGCGTACCGATGCCACCAGTCGTGGTGTTGATGAGCGAGGCATCGACCTGAGCCTGCACGCCAGCGAACTTGCGAGCAACCGAGGAGCTGCCGGCCACTGCGGTCTGCTTGGTGCCGACGAAGGCGTACTCAAGGTCGCGCTTGACCTCCTTCATGGCCTTAGCCATCTGGTAGGCCGACTCCTTGGCACGACCATAGGTGTCACGCTTGTCAGCGGAACCAGCGACCTTGATGGTCTTCTCAAGAATCTGCGTGTAGTTCGAACGCATGACCGTGGGGGTCAGCGTGGCGTCCGTGGCGGTGAAGCCTTCGATCTGAGCGTTCGCCTGGACAGCGCGCAGCTCGTCTTCCTGCCACTGGAAGATGGTGTTGTGGGTCGTCTCCGAGCCGATCATCGACTGGAACGGGGTCTTCGTGGGGGTGAGGTTGGAGATGATGTCCGAGACATCTTCCTTAGCGCCAACCTGATCGTAAGAGGTATACTGAGCCATTTTCTTGTTCTCGTTGTTTTCTTAGAGATTGATATGAATTGTTATGGGTTTAGTCGTCAGAGCGCGTCCAGCGGGACATAAGAACCGCCTCAGCATCTTCACTCTCTCCAGAGCGGACGAACTGCTTCATTGGGTCACTCTTGGTGGACTTGGAGAAGGTCTCTCTGGACACCTGAGAATTGCTTCGCGCTTTCACAATCTTGGTGCTCTTCTTCTCGACCTTCTTGGTCACAGCCTTGAGGCCCTTGTCATAAAGCATGGCCTTGTGCATCAGGCGAAGTGGGACTTCATCAACGATGCTCCCGAAAGCTTCAGCAGACATACCTGTGGACACCGCATAATCACGGAGAGACACATAGGTATCCTTGTTGAAGCCCTTGATACCGCTCTGGGGGTCCTGAAGAGCCTTGAGCGTCTTCTGGGCCGTAGCGATACGTTCACTTTCCTGAAACTTGCGGGCCTCGCCAATGTAGCCATCGAGTTCCTGCTCGTAGAACTTATAGTTCTGATAAGCATTGGTAGCTTCTGCACGAAGCGCCGTGTACTCCTCAGTGGTCAGTTCCTTGACCGCAAGACCCCAATCGACCTGGGAATAGGGTTCATAAGCTGCTGCGGCTCGCTTCATCAGGCCTTCGGCTGCGGCCACATGGCGTTCACCGGCTTCCTGAAGCTGCTTGCGCGTCTCAGCGACTTCCATAGATTTCTGGGTAAGAGCCTTCTCTTGCCCGTAGAGGCGCGTTAGGTCTTTGACGGGAACGCTATGTTCCTCATCGCCTACCTTGACCTTGACGAAAGCATCGTCCTTGAGGACTTTCTTGTCCTTCTTCTCGTCTTTGCCTTCGTCTTCATCGGAGCCCTCGTCTTCCTCGGATGACTGATCTTCATCAGTGTCGTCATCGGAATCCTCAGGCTCGTCCTGGCCTTCGTCCTCGTTATCAGTCTCCTCGTCTTCATCCTCGGATGGCTCATCGGCGTCCTCGGTATTCCAGAGCTTCAGGAGATCGTTCTCGGCATTGTCATCGCCGTAGTCGTTATTAGCGCCGTTATCGGTAGCTAGATGCATTAGTCGCGGTCTTCTTCGTTAAGGTTTGCTTCGGCTTCCTGTGCTTCGATAAGCTGCTGTTTCACAGCTACCATCGACACAATACGCGAACCAAAGTCGCGCATACCGTTGAATGTGTTATAGAGGTTCTTACGCTGCTCATGTTCACTTAGGTTCGTCGCGAGGATAGCCTTAGCGAGTTCCATAGTGATGTGTTCATAGAGCAGGATGTAGTCGGGGTTATTGATTAGCGCCTCGGCGCGATCACCCCATTCGAATATCTCTTGATCAGTCATATTATGAAGGGTTGAGGACCCCCTGAGTTAACAGAGGGTCCGTTGTTTCAATTAGAAGCCGCCACCTCCGAAGAGGCTGAAGAACTTCCCTAGGCCTTCGGCTGCTGAGCCCTGAGAGGGAGCGCCGCCAGAGAGCACGTTCATGAACGAGCCGCGCTCGCCCAGCTTGCCTCCAACACCTAGAGCAGCACCAATCTTGTCTGCCGGGGAGTAGAGACCACCAGAGCCATTAGCCACGGTATCGAGGCTAGGGCCGTTAGGCGTAGGGCCTTGGAGACCGCCACCGCCACTCTGGAAGGCCTGAGGAGCCCCAGAGCCTAGGAACGACCAGAGGCCATCCCCAGGAACACCTGAGGCATTGCTCGACTGACCACCAGGCCCAAGATAACGCGTATTCGAGCCATCCTGCTGAGCAAGCGACAGCGGGTTGACCCACGGGTTGTCCGAGTTGCCACCACCGTTTCCAATGACCGGGTTCGTGCTGGTGCCTGACAGAGGATGCATGGCATTAGGAGCGATTGCACCAGGGTCTTGCGTGATCTTGCCCTGAGGCTTGTTGGCGTAGGAGCCTGCGTTGCCATAGTCCGTGACCTTAGGCCTCGGAGGAGGCTTCCGCACATCGACGGTAAGGGGGCCAGAGCCGCCTGGGTTATATCCCGGCCCCATGGGCGCAAAGGCGCTCTCAGGCGCTCCTTGGTCCACAGGGTTGTAAGGGATGTTAGCCCTGGGATCATGCCGAAGCACGTCCATCTGGCCGGGGCTGAAGGGGTTGTTCAGGCCTGGAGGGGCCTGGGGACGTGCTCCCGGTCCAATCTCAGGAGAACCCCCGAAGGGGTTGTAGGAGCCAGCGCGGCGCTGCTGAATATACGCCTGAGCATTGTTGTATGGGTTAAACGGGTCCATTGCTATCTATCTGTTATTGTTATTAGGAAGCTTACGCTTCTTATGAGTTAGCCGATACGATAGCCTTGGCCGGCTCAATAGACGGAGCAGCCTCAACAATATCAAGCTCACGCTGAGACACGTCGATCTCGTTAGCGACCTGCATATCCTTGCGATGGCTCTCAGCGAGCTTAAGAGTGTTCTCAAGCTTGAGATTAGCCATCTCAGCCTTAAGACGCTCAACCTCAACCTCAAGCTTCATCTTGTCCACTTCAGCCTTAAGCTGTGCCGTCTCGGCAGCAGACTGAATCTTCAGGACTTCGGCCTCAAGCTTCTTCTTCTCCATCTCCTGAACCGGGTCAGGCTGAGGCGGCGGAAGCTGCTTGGGATCAGTGATGAAGTCAGCGGTGTTCTTGATGCCCATGAGCTTCATGGTGTGCACGGCGGCGTTGTAAGCCCCCTGCTCCCCAATGGCCCTAGCGAGTGCCGGGTTGGTTGCGGCCCGTTCGAACATACCAGCGAACCTGAGAGCCTCAGCGTCAGCGGCGTTCTGACCCAGGTGGAAGGTGATCTGAGCGTCCTTACGCTGCACCCATGTCCTAGGATCGACATCGACCCAATTACCAGCCACTTCGAACACAGAGGCCTTGTCGTCATGCTCGATGACCAGCGTGTAGGCCTCGATGTAGATGTCAGCCAGGAACTGCGCAAAGTTGCGAGCGATAACCTTAGCCCGCTGTTTCGAGAGGGTCACAAGGTCTTGGACCATCCCCTGCGAGTTCTGGCTGCTGATGGCATCCTTGTTGAGACCCTGAGCCAGCGACGAGGTACCTGTGGTCTCCTCCTTGTTGCTCTTAAGCATCTCAAGGGTGTTGAAGACGAACGGGTTCAGCGAGGCCTGCTGAAGCGGAGCCACAGCGTCAGGACGCGACACGTTGACGATACCACCCAGGCGGTTATCGAGCATCTCACGAGGGTTCGTAAGACCACCCTGAAGCACCGTATAGCGAGGGTTGTTCGTGATAGTCGTGTGGTCGAGGATACCACGGGTCAGGATGGTACGAGCGTTCTGCGTCGGGATAACCTTAGCGGAGAACGAGTTGCCCCAGAAGTTATGGGCCGACCTGAGAGGCACGAAGACCTTGAAGGGAGACCTAGAGACCTCCTCACAGAGCAAGACGGTCTTCTGGACCATCACGACCTTGTACAGGCGAGCCTTGTCACCCTTGACCTTCGTGAAGCGCACATAGCACTCATAGACGGTGAAGGGCCTATCTTCTTCCTTGTCCTCGTTATCAGAAGAGATGGAGCCACTGTCGATCTTCTGGAAGCGCGTGTCCTTCTCGATATCACCATCGACCTTGTCGTCAGCATCGGGCTTGAGGCCCTTGAGCTTGGAGGTATCGAGACCCTGCGCCTTCATCTCGGTCTTGGTGAGAGGCGTACGCTGACCATGGAAGTACTCGTCGAGGCGGGCGCTATTGGAAGCCTGAGGCTCCGCAAAGAACTCCTCAGGAGCCACGGGATCGATGCGGACGCTTGAGTTATCCGCAGAGACGCGGGAGAGCTTACCAGCGAATGTCCCATCGCCCTGATGCTCTGCCTCAAGCTCGTCGATGTCGTCCTGAGCCACCAGGCCCTGCACGGTTTCCTCATCGAGGCCTTCGAACTCTTCGTCCTGATATTCCTTCTCGTCCTGCCAGTAGACCTTGACGACACCAATGCGGGCCTTGAGGCCATCGTCGATAACGTCATGGAAAATGAAGTAGCCGGGGTTCTTACGGTAGATCAGGTAGCTGACGTACTCGGTAGCAATACGGCAGGGCTCAACGTCCTTAGCGTTCTGAGGGCTGAACTTGACGATGTCCTGCCCGCCCCCGAATGTCTCCAGAAGATCGGCCTTCATTGATTCCACAGCGTCATAAACGTCGTTAGAGACGTATGATGCTTGACCGGAATGCTGAGGTTTTGGGAGGGTTCCATCGTAGTACTTGAGTACCCTGGTGCGCTCTTCTGACAGCTTGGAGCTATCGATGCCAACAGCAGTCCTGATCTTACGGTCAACAAGGGCGGCGATCTGATCAGGGGCCATTTCCTTGGTGGCCATAGGTAACCTTTCTTATTATTATATAGCTTCGAAATAGAATTCGTCCGTCACATTGATCGGGATGAACTTACCTTCATGGCAATGGTTAGCGATGGCGAGAGACATCACGCAGTCGTCGTGACAGCCGGGTTCGGCTTCCATTTGACCGCTCTCGTTGACCACATAGGAGAGCATCTCTCTCAGGGTGGCCTTGTCGTTGATCTCGATCTCCTGTTCTCGGCAGGATGCCCTAAGGCGGTCGATGATCAGTGGTTTTGTCTTGACGTTGGTTCGGAAGCCGATGGCTAACGAGTGCTGATCGTTCAGCTTGCCCTCGGTGATCTCGGTGTAGACGTTGGGATACGCTAGGTCTCGACCGAGCCTTACCGCCGTGAGCACGCCATGATTGTTATTCTCAGGGGCTACTCTTGCGGTGTTGTAGTGGATACCGAGTGCGTATAGTACGTCCGCAAAGGCGTCTGGGTGTATGAGTGCACGCCAAACTGCCACTTGGCGTCTGGAGGAATCGAGGACTTGGGCAACGCTATAGTCGCCGTCTCGTACTCCCATGCCGATGTCTGCTCCGATTGTATAGACTTCAGAGGGATCGTGTTTGTGATAGACATAGAGTTCTCCTCTAGGGTGATCACGAACCACACCTTCCTCGACAGCCATACGAGCAATAGGCTCTGGAGCATCTCTAAGACGTTCAGTAATCTGTTCAGGGTTAAAAACCGGCCTGCCTGAAGTAATAAAGGCCTCGTCGGCATTGCTGGGATATTCCTGCATGAACTGTTCACGCGAGGTCTGTGCGATCTTTTGTCTACGGAAGTAGAGTTGTTCGTCGTCTAGGCCATAAGCCGCGACCATGTCCTCTTCCTCAAAGGTTCTTTCGAACCCCTCAGGGACAGGCACGCGATACTCAGGGCTATCAAACCAAGGCGAGAAGAAGGCGAGAAATCCGCT